CGCACCCCCAGCGGGGGCGGGGGGGGAGAATTTTTAACTTAAACTATTTATTATGCCACTACCATTAGTACCACTTATTGCCGCTGGTGCGGCTCTTGCTGGTCAAGGTGCTAACGCTGTCTCCCAAGGTTCTATGAACCGTAAGAATAGACAGTTTACTCTTGATATGTGGAATAGGCAAAATGCTGTCAATGATGCCAACTGGCATCGTGACAATGTCTATAATTCCCCTGCTAACCAGCGTAAACTCTATGAAGAAGGCGGTTTTAATCCTGCTCTTATGTATGATAGCGGCGGCTTTCAGTCGTCTTCTGCGCCTGCTGCTCCTTCCGCTTCTAGTCCTATGACTAAAGCACCTGAGTTTGATGCTTCTCAGGTTATGTCTTCTTATTATGATGCCAAACTTAAGCCTGCTCAACTCGATAATCTAGAGGGTGCTACCAGAAATGCTGCTGCTTCTACTGCTGCTGATATTGCCTTAAAGACTGCTCAGGCTGGCGCTGTGTCTCAGGACACTCATCAGAAAGGCGTGCTTTTTACTTATTCTAAGGAGGCTGCTGAAAAAGCTAATCATCTTTTGGATGCTGATATTGCTCTCCGTAGAAATCAAGGTTATAAAGCTGTTGATGAAAGACAGAAGATTGTTGAAGAGATTAAGGAAATTAAACAACGTATGTCTCAAGAAAAGGATAAACACCCTGCTAATCTGCAAATCTTAAAAGGCAATGCTCAGTTTCAGAAATTCAAGGCGCATTTGCAGTCTATGGGTCTCACCGAAAGTGATGGCGTTCTTTGGCGACTTTTTGGCGCTGGATTGTATAATATTTCCAAAGCCAATGAAAAACAAGATAAACGTAAGTCTTCTAACTCACCTAAGGTTAAAGTCGGTCGAGGTTCTTATACTCATAGTGATATTTTTGGTCCTTGATAGCCTACTGTTACACCACTGGTGCGCCAATGTTTATCGTGCACGATGTCGCTTCTGATGGTCAGAAGTGTATTACATTTTATTACATGAACAGCGTTGCTGTTCTTTTAAACACCCGTTTCTAATGTATCAAATTAAACCACTTATCAAGGCTGGTAAACCAGTCTTTGAGGTACGTCGATATGCCTCTAATTTTAAAAGTTCTGTTATTATCGGTGAAACCGATACTTATGAAAAAGCGTGCGATGCTTTAACTACTTTGCAAAGGCTTTTCCCTATCATTACAGAGCATATTGTTGACCCTAATCAATTGCAAATCCCTAACACCCAATCATCACATGGCAAGAAATCGTAGACAATCTAACAGTCCCGCTCAAGGTCGTGGCGGTTCTTTTATTTCTGATGCTGCAAGTCGTCAGAATTTTATGACTGATGTTCAAGCATCTAAACCGAGCGGTGCACGTTTTGACCTCTCCAAGTCTTGGAAAGGTACTTTTGACATGGGTTATCTAGTTCCCTGTCTTACTATGGAGGGCTTGCCTAAGGACGCTATGCGTTTTCGTGCTGAGACATTTGCACGTTTCCAGTCTCTTATCTCCCCTGCTATGCATCGTTTTGATGTTACTATAGAGTTGTTTTTTACACCCTATCGTATATTATGGGATGGTTGGAAAGATAGTATTATGAGTGTTCACAACGGTGACCTTACTCCTCCTGCTTTCCCCTATCTTGATAACCTTAATGTTACTAATTTCAGCGAAGCCGATTATATGGGTTTTCCCTTAAAGAATATTCTTAAGGTTAATCCCTTTGCTTTTTCTGCCTCCAATCTTATTTGGAATGAGTATTATCGCAATCCTGCTATTGAACCTGAGATAGATTATAAACTTGTTGATGGTCTTAATGATAAAACTAAGTTCAATATCCTTAAGAAAAAGGCGTGGAATAGTGATTATTTTACTCGTGCTCTACCTGCGGCTCAGGCTGGTGCTCCTGTTACTTTTCCTTTAGGCAACAATGCCCCTGTTCAATTCAATCCTTATCCTGCATGGGCTTCTGTGTATGACCCTGCTACTGGTTCATTTCCTCCTGGTGTTGATGGTCTTTCGTATAACGGCGGAGCACTTACTAACGATGCTAATACTAGCAATCTTACTATTGATAATTCAGCAAATCTTACTGTTGATTTGTCTACTGCTGCCACTATTACAGTTTCCGACTGGCGTCTAGCTATTAAGCTACAGGAATGGGCTGAGCGAGCGATGCGTTTTGTTGGTGGTTCTAAGGGTCGTTATAAAGACTTTATGAAAGGCTTTTTTAATTCCAATATTAAAGACGAGACCTTACAGCGTCCCCTTTACCTTGGTGGTATTTCCCAGCCTATGGTTATTAATGGCGTTACTCAGACGTCCGAGACTTCCTCTACTCCTCTCGGTGAATTAGCCGGTCAAGGTGTATCTATTGGTGCTAATGGTTTTAATCAATCTTATACAGACGAACATGGCGTTTATATTGCGTATATTTGTTGCCGTCCTAAGACTGGTTACATGGATGGTTTACCGAAAATGTTTTCAAAATTTGACCCTATTGAGTATGGACATCCCGACTTCGCTCACCTTTCTGAGCAGCCCGTTTATAACCAAGAGATTTATTACGACAATTCCGACGGACTTAATAACTTACCATTTGGATATCAGCCCATTTATTCCGATTACAGGTACAACAACTCGAGTACTCACGGTGCGTTTCGAACTACTCAGGACTATTGGACTGAGAACCGTAAGTTTGCATTGAGACCTGTTTTGAATAAGTCTTTTGTTGAGTGTACACCTGCCCAGCGTATCTTTGCCCTTAGTCCTATGCCTAATGGTACTCAAATTCAATGCGAAATTTGGTGGGATATTAGCGGCTATCGTCAATTACCATTTTATGGTACTCCAATGTCTTAACATGTGGCTTGTATGTACCCTTATATGGTGGAAAACAAGGCTTTTCCCTATTATAGCTCTAATTCACGTATCCCTGTCCCTTGTGGTAAGTGTCCTAGCTGTTTGCAGACCCGTTCCGATGCTTGGGCTTTTCGCTTGGAGTATCAGCAACGTGATAGTTACAACTCTTATTTTCTTACTCTTACGTATGAGACTGACTACCTCGAGAAAACTCCTAACGGCTTTAAAAATCTCAACCGTTCGCATTTTCCCAAGTTTATCCGTTCCGTCCGAAAGCGATTTAAGAACAAGATTAATGTTAAGTATTACCATGTTGGCGAATACGGCGCTAAAAGACGCCGCCCACATTACCATGCTATCGTTTTTGACATCCCCGATCACGATTTCATTTGGGGTGTCGATGAAGAGGGTAAACCGATGGCGATTTCTGCGCTTCTCGATACTTGTTGGGGCAAAGGCATCGTTGATATCCGTCATGCCGAACCCGATTGTATCGGTTACGTTACCAAGTATCTACACAAAGGGAAAAGTGTCCCTGAACATCCCAAAGACGACCGTATAAAAGAGTATTCTACCATGTCTAAAGGCTTAGGTATTGGCTATCTTTCTGAACATGTTATTTATTGGCATTCGGATGATGTTAGTAAGACTTATGTCCTCCATAATGGCTTTAAGAAGCCCTTGCCTCGATATTATCGAGAAAAGCTATATTATTGCCCTGTTGCTAAACTTGCTCAGTCTATTATTACTGAAGACCTTCAAGTTCAACTTGAAAACAAACGGCTACAGGATTATATTTCCCGACATGGTTCTAAAGGCGGATATACTCGTTCAAAATGGGAAGCCCGAAAGGCATCAGTTATTAACTTTAAAGCCCGCGCGCTGGCTAAGCGCAAAGATTTATGACAACTATTAAGAAATCTGTTAAACGTGTCTATCGGACACCTGTTAACTATGATGCTCATCATTCTATTAATGATGTTGAGGTTCCTTATGGCAAAAGCCTTACCGCACCTGACCAAACTCAGTCTGTTCGCGAACAACTTTCCCGTTTTCAAAACGGTACTCTTCGTGGCATGTCCGACCCTATCTTTATGTCGGAGGACGATGATGCTCCTGATTTTACAAAGATGGATGCTATTGAGATTATGAATTGGCGTGAACAAGCTCTTATTAAGCAGCAGCAACTTGACGACCAGTTTAAGAAAGCCTCTAAAGAGCTTGCTGATAAGCATGATAAAGACCGTATTGACGCAGAAGTTGAACGCCGTCTTCAAGAGAAGCTTAATAATCCTAATCCTAATCCTAAGGATGCCCCGATTGACTAATCCTATTAAAGCCCGCCTTTGTGCGGGCTTTTTTTTGCACTAATCACCTTGTTCTATTAGTGCTAATCGGTCCCGTCCGATTTTACTTTAGTAACACTTTTCTTTGTTTACTTTCTTTCTTTAAAAGAAAGTTTATTATTTATTTTTTTATATCCATTATTCTATGTAACTTTATTTTATTGTTACTGCTATTTATAATATAGTTAGTTATCCACTTATTCTAGCCCACTGTTTAGGAACGCGCGGCGCAGCTCAAGCAGAGTGACTTTATAGTTAGGCTGGAAATAAGTTGTTAAGTAACTGACTATTTGCAGTAACTTAGTTACGTTCTTTGACATATTGGTTCTACTTGCTATTCTGCTCCTAACGAGCGTAGCGAGCTATTAACACTCTCGCACCCCCAGCGGGGGCGGGGGGGGAGA